ACCCAGCTTCCCTTCAGGTGCCTCGAGGCCCCTACCCCGTTCTCGCCCCGTTGTGAAACGAAAGTGGCGGCATGGCACTGCACATCAAACTGCCAGGCGGAACCCTGAAGGTAAAAACCTGTCGAGAACTGCGAACCAGCCAGCGCGACCGGCGGGTTCCGGTCAGGAAGATGGGACAGCTCTATCTCGTCTGGCGCTCATCCCGTCAAAAGATTGGCGAGGCCGCTCCCGACGATCGAGGAAACCCGCCGTAGCGGCATCGCCACAAGCCCGATCGTGGCGTGGGTTAGCGCATGACCCGGAAAGTCGGAATTGATTTTCGGAAAGGATCATGTGCCGAAGCGAAGTGTTAGGGGTCCTTTGCGCGTCCAAAAGGACGGGGCCCTCTAGTTGTGCTTTTTGTCGGCGCCGGGCGCGAGAGTTTCCCGCAGCTCTCGCTTCTTCCTTTGCCGCTCCCCTTCGGTCGATGCGGCTTCCCCGAGGGCGTTCATGATTTCGGCGGGAGATGATTTGACCGTGGAAAACAGCGGGCTCTCGGCTTTTGCCAAAAGCTTGCCCAAATCCAGGTTGGCCGGCAGTTTCTCCGCCAGCGCCAGGCCGATCGAGCCCGCGCCCTTGGCAAGGAGATTGTTGCTCGCCGCCAGTCCGCCCCCTTTGGCCATTCCCGCCCAGAAATCTTCATCCTTGCCCAAAGCCTCCAACCCTCCATATCCAGCCCCCTGGGCCCCCATCAGGGCAGTGTCGGCGATAAGGCGCTTTATGCCACTCAGTCCGTCGGTGATACCTGCGGCACCAAGCCTTCCGAGAATACGGCTGCCAACACCTTCGATGCCGGCTCCGGTCAGCGCTCCGCCGGCCAGATCCGCCACCGTTCCCGCCGATCCAGAGCGGTTCTGGGCATCTTCCGTGGCGGCGCGGTTTCGTGCCAGCGCCGCATCGTAGCTCTCATCGTTCAGCCAAGAATCAAGGCCGGCGGAGAACTTGTCGCCCCACCCCAGCGTGGCGCCGTTGGCGGTCAGCCGGACGATATCGTCAGCGGCAGTGAAGGGCTTCTGCCAGATCGGACGCGCCTCGAACTGGACCCAGGCCGGATTCACCGCGATCGCCGACAGATCCTCCGCAATACCGTCAAGTTGAGCGTCCACCGATTTCGAACCCGGATCCGGGTCTGTCGTGGCGCGCACCTGCAAGTTGCTACGGCTGGCGGCCATCACTTGCCGGGCCATGGCGAGGCGCACTTCAGGATCACGAATCCCCAGGAAGATCGAGCTGAGTTCGAACATGCGCTGCTCGCGAGGAACACCCGGATCATTGAACCGGATCGCCAGATCTCGAGCCGCCGCTCGCGGCAGCGCCAGGATTCGTTGAAAGCCCAATCCCCTTTGAGCTGCAACGAGCCTTCCTATGGCGGCTTTGTACTGCTCCGGCGTTGATACGGTACTCCAGTCCTGGGCATCGTATCCAAACGTGGTTTCGACATATCCGACCGGATCGTCGTATCTGCGTTGAAGCGTGCTTTGTGCGGCGGCTGCGAACAGCTCATAGCGCGCCGCCTCTTCGGGCGAAGCACCGGGACGAGGTTCATCCTCGCGGAGTGCGGAACGGATTTCCTGGTTCGACCATCCCCGCATCTTGCGCGTTTGTGCGCCAATGTTGGCGTTGATCTTCAAGGCGCGAGAGCGCAGCGATCCTTCAGTGGGCCCGAAAACCTTCTCGTAGTCCTCGTCGCTGGGAAGTGGGCCGGCATAGTCGACCATGCTATTCATGGCATACTGAACCTGGCTTTCCGCCTCTTCGATCGTCTTGCGAATTGAAACCTGCTCAGCCGTCGTCGCGAGCTTTGCCTCGTGGCCGAGATCGGCGCGCGCATCGGGCGAGAGATTCGTGATCCACGGTTTTGCCGCCGTCATCCGCGCGACATCGGGATCTTGAGAGGACGTAGCCGCCGCGTCGGCGGCAACCTCCGATGTGATCCCCGGAACGATCTGATCCCCCTGATCCGCTTGACCTGCCTGCGGAGCCGCCGCCATCGCATCCACGACAGATCGCCCCGCGCCTTGCAGCTTTTGCCCCAGCAGGGCCAGGGCCTGCCTCGGATCGCGGCCGATAAGCGCACTCACCCGTGCTGCCGCCAGATCCTGCTCCCAGGCCTTCTGCGCCTGCAGCCGGATTTGCGGGTCGAGCGCCATCGTCGCCAGGAAATCCAAACCGTCCCGGCGCCGCGCCTGGAACGCCGCCTCGTTGTCCGGATCGCCGCCCGCGATGCTCTTCAGCCACGCTCCGCGCGCCTGTTCCCACTGGTCGTTCTCGTAGGCTCCGCGCAGTTGAAGCTGTGCCTGCGCCGCGCGACGCGCGCCGATCGGGCGCTCGGCCTGGGCATGCCTGACAAAGGCCGCGCGTTGGCTCGAAGGCACTTGTTCAAGCACGTCGTTGACTATCAGATCGTACTGGCCAGGCTTGACCACTTCACCGCTGATGGGGTCGACCTGGCCATAAAGCGCCTCGTGCAGGCCGCTCCCGTCGCGTGGACTGTTCGTCAGAGCCTGGCTTTCGGCCTCCGCCACGCGCTCGGTAAACAGGCGTCTCTGGACAGCGGCGGCGAGCCGTTCTTGCTGTTCCTGCATCTCGCGGTGGCGCTCGCCGATGGCGCTCAGCGTATTGCCGAAGCCCGTGACTGCGGCTCCCAGGGGCGAACCCGCCGGATATGAAACCGTATTGCCGGTATCGAGCCCGCGCCGCGCAGTGTTCAAAGGGATGCTGGCCATCAGGAGAGCCCTCCTGTCGAAAGTTTCTCACCCGGGGCGAGCGGAAAGACGTTGGTGCCCAACTTCACGGCGTTGGCCGGCTTGTAGAGGCCGGAGAGGTCGTTGACGAAACTGCTACCGGCCTTGAACAAGCTGGAGGTCAGCGCCTGGCCACCGGAGAAGCGCGAGATGGCGGCTTGGTCCTGGAGGTTGTTCTGGCGAATCCGCGAGCCGTACTCGATCGCATCGAGGTCCATCTGGCCCTGGCGGGCGTTCGCCACCAGCACCTCGGCGGGCGAGCCGGCCATGCCGAGACCGGACGCGCCTGCCTGGGCGCGCGCCTGTGCCTGTAGCAGGTCCTGCTTGTGGCGCTCCTGGCTCTGCTCGAAGGCAGCCGATTGAGCTTCAGCCCGCGCCTGCTGTTCGTAGGCCTTCGCCTGGTAGTCGGAGAGTTGCTTGTCCTGCACGCCCTGCATGAGCGCGCCGCCGGCAGAGATCGCCATGCCGATCAGTTCCAATGAGCACATATCAGCCTCGCTCGTTGCGTGAGATCTTGGACGTTGGAGAGCTTGGGATCGTCGTGCTTGCCGCCCGCGCGCGCCGCTTCGGGCGCGGGTCGCGCGCACGGCCGGGATCGAGCAGTGAAAGCAGCAACCTGTCGGCCGCTTGCCCGGCTCGGCTGAGCCGAGCAGGCGCGGCGGCGCGCTGGCCAGCCGTAGCCGCCCGCCGGGTGGCGGAAAGATTGACCTTCGTCTGCACGAGCCCGGCGGACTCGAATAGGCTGTTCGCGGTGGCGATGGCGCGCGACAGCGCGTCGGCCTCGAACAGTTCCTGGCGCAGCAGCTCGACCAGCCGGCGCGCTTCGCGCCAGCGCGTACCGAACGCCTCGGCGCGCTCCACGGTCGCGGCGCCCAGCGCCTCGATATCGGCGCGTGCCTCGTCGGCCGCTGCTGCGGCGCGGTGTTCCCGCGCCAGCGCGACGGTCCTTTCGAGGAGCGCGATCCGCTCGTTGCAGTCGTCAACGCCGGCGCGCGCGGCTGCAAGATCGCCGTCGCCGAGAATGGCGCGGTCCTCCGCCGCCAGGAGGTTGCCCCGGCTGGCTGCGGCTTGCGAAAGGTCGGCATCCAGCAAGACGATCACAGCGGCGTAGTCCGCAGCCGTGCGCGCCCTGCCGAGTGCCTCGGCATGGGGTATTGTCATGGATAATGTTCCTCAGTGGTGCAGGAGGCCCCTCGAGGGGAAATCTCTACGGCTCGGCGTCGAACACGGGCGTAAGCGTCCGTATCGTGCAGGGCGTGGGGCCGGCGTGACGGATTTCGATGCGCCCCTGCCCTTCCCAACTGTCATCTATCGGCACCTCGACATTGCCGCTGAACAGGCTGGCCTTGCCATCGGGCAGAACGACGCTCGGTACGCGCACGCTCTCCCAGTGTCCGCGCACCATGGAACGCAGCCGCAGCCCTGTTGTGTCGGTCTCGAACAGCGACAGGATCACCCGGCCGATCTTCTTGCGCCGTCCGACGAGGGACCCGTCGCGGCCGCCGACATCGAGTTCCAGCGTGGCGGCTTCGGCGGCGAATGGCAGGCCGACCTGCCAGGTGCCCGCGCTGGCGCCATGGGGCAGGCTCACCTGGCCGTCGGCCACGGCCAGACCGCGATAGACCTTGCCGTCGGCCAGAACGTCGACGACCTCGCCTTCGAGATGTCCTGCGCCCGAGACGGTGGTGACGGCCGCCCCCTCGTAGGTAAGGCCGCTGTCGACGTTGAAAGCGTCCTCAAGCGCGCCATATTCGAATGGCGCGGTCATGATCTCGATATAGCGCCGAACCACGCCGCCGATCGTGCGCTTGACGACCAGCCAGAGATCGTCGACGCCGTTCCGCCCCGGTGTCACGCAGGCGCTCTCGACGCTGGCCCAGGGTTGGCCGTCGAACGTGCCGGCGATCCGGTGCCGGTGCATGCCGCGCACGTCCTGGCTGGGTTGATGTGTGAAGCCGCCCAACTCACCGCTCTCCACGGGAAACCACAGCACCGGGTCGGGGTCGCTCTGGTAGGCAAGCTCGACGACACCCTTTTTCGCGATGTGTTCGGAGATCTGGCCGATATCGTCGGAGGCAAATTTGCTGGCCTGCACTTGTGAGAGCTCGGCGATGGCACGGCGCGAGCGCGTGACGTAAAGGAATGACTGGCCGGCATCGACGGGCCGGACACGGGCGCAGCCGAAGGTGCGCGAGCGGCGGTTCTTGAACGAGGACGGCGTCAGCGCCTCGTCGACGCCCGAGCCGGAAAGCGCGCGGATGCCGCCGCTCGTGCCGATCACCAGTGCCCCGTCGGACTCCGCGATCCAGACGATGTCGTTGGCTTGCCCGCCGCCCGCCTGAATGAATTCCAGCGCGTCGTCGTCCTTTTCCCCGAGGGCGAAATTGTCGAAATCGCCGGTCCTGGAGGCGTAGACCGAAAAGCGCCGGCTGAACGCCAGCCGCTCCTCGTAGAGCGAGCCGCATTCGACATATTTGCCCGGCACGAAGGTGCCGAGACGCCAGCGGCTGATGGGGCTGAGATCGGGAAGCGCATAGCCGTAGAGCCTGATCATTACCACGGTCGGGCTCGTCACCAGCGCGATCTTGGCCCAGCGCCATCGGCCATCGGAGGCGAACAGCCGGATCGCGCGCCCGACATCGCTGGCCTGGAAGCCGGCGCCGCCATTGATGCCCGCGGTCGAGGAAGCGGTAAGGGCGAACGCCGCCTGGCTGGCGGCGGCCCTGTTCAGCGTCAATTCGGCGAAATCGACGTCAGTGGCGCCGTTGATCGCCTTGAAGGTGAAGCGGTGGTACTCGAAGCCGGTCTTGTTGAAGAACTCGTAGTAGCGCGTTTCGCCGCCTGACCATCCCGTCTCGCTGTTGCGGCTGTCGAGCGCTACCCAGGTCGAGCCGTCGTTCGAACCTTCGAGAACCCAGTTGGTCGGCGTACGGTCCACCTCGCCGCCCGAACGCGCCGTCAGATAATAATTCTCGACGATGACCTGCTCGCCGCCGGCCGTTCGGTATGTCACCGAGCCGTTGGTGCCTACGCCTTCGGCATGGCTGCCGGTGTCCTTGTCGAAGAGGCGCCAGGCGCTGGCCGAGCCGCCATAGTCCGAGACCGTGCCGGATGGCGTGGTGTTGGACGTCATCTTCGGCGTCAGTGAGCCGTAGTCGGCCGGCCTCAGCGTCGTCGCCGTGTCGTTGATCTGGTCGTAGGGCCCGTCCAGGAATTCGAAATCGTCGAGGTTCCAGGCCTCGTGCGCCGTGCGTGTCAGCACCCTGGGCGGATAGGCTCTGTGGGTGATCCACATCTGGTCGGCCGACTGCACATAGGCGAGGTCGAACAGATCGGCCTCCACATATGGCGATACAACCTCGACCGTCCCGACGCGGGCGCCATAGGCATGGACACGGATGTACCGGTCGCCAAACTCCAGCGCATAGGCCTGCTCCGAGGAGAAGACGAACGGGACGATCCGCGTCGCCTTGGCCGACAGCTTCACCTCGCCGACAAAGGCGGTGCCGCCGCGCTTGCGGATGCCGCCATGCGGCAGCGTGACGAAATTCTCGCAGACCGAAAGCGCGGCGCGGTAGAAGTCCAGCGAGGCGCGCGCATGCAGGCGCGGCGAGATCTCGCCGCGCACGAACGTGTCCTGAATGGGGTAGAGCGCTGTCATCCAAGCAAACTCCTCAAAGCATTTCCCCCGAAAATGGGAAGCGGTTTCGGGGCCGGGAATACGTGACGTCAGGGGCGGAAATCGCCGCGCCGGCTCGTCCACGCGCTGGTCTGGAGCCTGCCGCCACGCTGGATGGCGTTGGCGGTGAACGCCGCGTCGAGCCCGCGGTCATAGGCCGAACGCGCGATATCGATCATGCCTGCCTTATGGGTCAGCGGATGGGCGAGCTTCACCGCCAGCGCCGCCACCACCACCTCGGAAAACAGCGCGTCCCAGTCGTTCGGGTCGGTGAGGTTGGCGATGTAGCGCAGGACCAATGGACCCGGCCGGTCGCTGTAGATCAGCCCCGCCTCCTGGCGCCAGGAAAGCGGCACGCCGTCAGGCTCGCCATTGTGCGTCGGCGGCAGCGGCCGCAGGCAGTCGACGGGCAATTCGTAGGCATGGTTCAGCGTGCCGTAGCCTGAGCCCGTATCGGCGCCGGCAAGTGTGGCGCGCAGGATGGCGAACACCCAGGCGTGCCGGGCAAGTTCCGCCTCGCGCGTCAGGTCGAAATGCAGGTTGAGGAGCCGCGCCGCCTTGACGTCCTGATCGAGCGAGTCGATCGGCGCCTCGTCGAGCACGGCCAGCGCCATGTTGGCGATATCGAGCGGAGTGATGGCCATGGGTCGGGGGTCCGTGAGTGGGGAAATGGCTTCTTTCTCCCCGTTCACGGGGAGAAATGCCCGGCAGGCAATGAGGGGCAGCACCGGCGTGAAACAATTGACACCAGCTTCGAAACACCGGCGCCACCCCTCCCCTGCCTGCCGGCATCCTCTCTCCGTATGGAGACGGGGAGAGGAACGTCCTCGTTGCCTTACGCCTCCGTCGTCCTCAGCGCGATGAAGCTCATATTCTTCACGCTCGAGGCCGTGCGGTCCCAGTTGGCGGCGAGCGCCAGCTCCGCGTCGGTGGCGAACTCGCCGGCGGTGGAGGCATCGAGGAAGCGGGTGCCCGGAACGTGCGCCACGAAGTGCCGGCGCCCGACCATTTCTGTGACGCCGCCCCCATGGCCCTGGCGCGGCTTGCGGTCGAACTCCAGAGGGCCGCCTTCCGAGCCCACCGGCAGCTCGTTCCACAGGATCGCCTTGTCCTTGAACATGAAGGCGGTGTAGACGCCGGCCGCCTGCGGGATGTCGTCGTCGACCACGCAGCGCAGACCCATGTAATAGGGGATCAGCGGTCCGCCCTGCTCCGACGACGGCACATAGTCGATGAGATCGGCGAGCTTCAGCGCCTTCATCTGCTTGGAATGCATCCAGATGGTGCGGAACTTGTCGGCGCGATCGCCCATCAGGTAAGCCGCCTCGATGATGTCGGTGTCGACGATCGAGGCGCCGGTCGCGCGCACCAGGTCGCCACCGTCATTGGCGACGTTGTCGGCGAGCACGCCCTTGAGGATGCCGATCAGGGTCAGCTTGTTGGCGCGCTGCCAGTATTCGGTCTGGCGCCGCACGATCAGCTTCTGCGGATCGTCGCCTGCGAGGATGGCGGTGAGATCAGGAACGCCCCAGGCCTGGGCGCGCACGTTGCGGGCGGCGACCTCGCGGCGCGCGCCAATCTTCTTCATCTCGATGGAATCGGCCGGATCGTCGTTCACTGGCTCCGACGGATCGTTGCCGAGGTCCTTCCAGCCGGGCATGTCGACCGAGCGCCCGCCCATGGACAGTTTCGACGAGATCGACGGGTCGGAAAACAGGATCCCGGCCTGGTAGATCTCGAGCGACTGGACGTGCTCCTCGAACGAGTACTGCGCGTAGACCGACGGGACGATCGCGTCGGCGATGCGGGTGTAGGCGTCTGCCATTTTGTCTTTCCTTTGCGTGTTGATTGAGATGAGAGGCGTTCGGATGCAGTCGATCAGAACGGGTTGCTAGGCATCCACAGGTCGGGATTCTCGCCCGCTTCCCGGGCCAGCCGCCTGGCGCGCTGCGGGTCGCTTCGGACCAGGGCCGAGATCGCCGACACGTTGCGTTCGCCGCCGGCATTACGCCGGAAGGGGTTGCGCGCGGACGGCGTCCCGTCGGCGTCGATCGTGTCTTCCCTGAACATCGCCTCGCCGATTGCATGGAAGGCCCTGGCGATCTGCGGATCGGTCAGCGCGCCGTCGGGCAGGAGGATGCCCTTCTGCTTATAGGCGTCGACCAGCCCGAGCTTCTTCATCGCCCGGTTGGCGACCTCCAGCTTCTGGCGAAAAGCGTCGCTGTCGGTCGGTCCCCAGTCGCGCACCAGCTCGTCATGGGTGCCTTCCACCGAGCGGGCCAGCGCCACCTGCTGCAGGCGCTGCTGCTCGGCCATGTAGCCGACGAACCGGTCATGATAGGCCTGAGCGATCTTTGGGCTGGCGCCCGCTTCGACCGCCCAGGCCTTCGAGGCGTTGGCGAGCTCGTCCGAATAGGCGAAATCGTCCGGCAGCCCGTCGGGTCGCCGATACTCAACCCTGGCGGGCTCGGTCACCGGGCGCATCGCCTCGGGAAGCCTGGAATGGAATTTCTCCCACTCCTCCTTCGGCGCGCCCCTGGCCGGAACGCGCAGGCTTTCGCCCTGCTGACGCTCCAGCTCCGCATAGGATGTGAAAACCCCGTCGAGGCTTTCGGGCCCGGTCCAGCCCTTGGCTTCGGCGAGCTTGCGGTTCCCTTCGGAAAGACCGTCAAGCCAGCTTTTGCCGGTCGCTGGGGCGGACCCGATGTCTCCGCCGGCCGACGACGCCGCCGGGTTGCCCGCCGGCCGCGAGGCCACGGACCCGGCCTCTGCCAGATCTGTCATGTGATTAATCCTCTGATTGTTGGGAAAGCCGACCCGTGCCATGCTGCGGACGATGGCTCTGTCTCGCCAAGCAGGGAGGAAGTCGTGGGCCGAGGCCTCTATCGCCACAGCGAGACCATTGCGATGGTTCGCTACGAGAAGAACTCCATGCTTCTGGCAAAGGACGAGTATGATCTTCGCGGCTATCAGCCAGCGTTTGAGAAACTTCCCACGCATGCCGAATGGGTCGAGTGGCACCGCATCCATGGGAGTGAAAGCCTGTCTCAGGCGGAATGGGAAGCGTGGCGGCAAGCCAACGGCCACGACTAGCAGATGCCGTTTTGGGGTTAGGCGTTGTCGCCCCAATGTTCCCACAACAGGGTGATCGTTCCCGTCACGGCGAGCGTGCCGTCGGCGGCGATGTCCGTGCCGGTGGCGAAAGCAAGGTTGAGGTAGAGGCTGACGGGCGTCACCGTGCCGTCGAGCGTGGCGGCAGCGGCGAGGTCGGCCCTGGAGACCGAGGACAGCGCGTTGCCGGCGCCGTCGAGCGTGCGCGTCGTGGCAGCCGCGAAATTCGCCATCGTCCCGGCGAGCGCCGTGGCGGATGCCGGGGCTGAACCCAGCGCCCAGGCCAGCGAGGCGTTGTTCTTGATGGTCGCGGCGCGGTCGCTCAGCGCCGCGACCTGAAGCCTGGCCGTGCCCCCC